AACCTTTTCAAAAAGAGGTAAAAGATATTTGGACAAAAACAATAACTATGGAAAAAAGATATTTTAACATTGATACCAGAACTGAAAAAAGAGAAGATGGCTCAACAACCATAACAGGACATGCTGCTGTATTTAACCAAATGAGTAGCGACTTGGGAGGATTTCGAGAAATCATAGCAGATAATGCTTTTGAAAATGTATTAGAAGATGATGTAAGAGCTTTGGTAAACCATGATCCCAATTTATTATTGGCAAGGACTACAAGCGGAACTCTAAATTTAGAACAAACAGATGAAGGATTGCAATATACATTTGATGTTCCTGATACAACTTATGGTAGAGATTTAGTAATTTCAATGGAACGAGGTGATATAACTCAAAGCTCATTCGCATTTACGATTGAGGACGATAGCTGGGAAACAACTGAGAATGGAGAAGTTAGAACAATTAATAAGGTAAAAAGATTGTATGATGTTTCTCCAGTAACCTACCCCGCTTATCCTGATGCAGATGATTTAACATTAGCTCAGCGTTCATTGGCTGTATATAAAGAAAAAGAGGAAAACAAGAAGCAGGAAAAAGATTTAGTAAAAAGAAGTTTGCTAAAATTAAAGATAGAATTAAAGAAAAGAAAGTAATAAATTAAAAAAAAAGAAAAATGAAAAGTATAGAACTTAAAGAATTGCGTTCTGAAACTTTAGGAGAATTGGAAGTAATCCAAAAAACTGCTGAAGCTGAGGAAAACCGTGATTTGACAGAGGAGGAAAATACAACTGTTGATGCCCTATTGGCAAAGGCAGATGATTATGCTTCCAAAATTGAAAGAGCTGAGAAGATTGAAAAATCATTAAGAGATGCTGCTAAAGTTAGCGGAGCATCAGTTCAAACAATAAACACAGAGAAAACAACAAGAGGATGGAGCTTATTTAAAGCCATCAATGAAGTTAGAAAAGGAACTTTAACAGGTATTGAAGCAGAAATGCATCAAGAAGCTGAAAAAGAAAACAGAGGAGCTATTGAAGGTATTGGAATGCCAGCTTTTATGACAGAAAAAAGAGCTTATGTAGATCAAGGGAGTTCAGCTATTGCACCATCTGTAACTACTGCTTTTGCAGATGCTTTAGTAGAAGGTGGATTGTGGAATAATGTTGGCCTTACAAATTTAGGCAATATGAGTGCAGATACTATTGTGCCAATTACAGGAGCTAATGCGGTTGCATGGGCAGCTGAAAATGCAGCTGGTACAGATACTTCTGCTGATTTTGGGAAAGTAACTTTAACTCCAAATAGAGTAAATGGATATTCTAATGTGTCTAATGTAATTATTGCTCAAAATGGAGGTGCAGCTGAGGCAGCTATTATGAGAGATATGGGGAGACAAGTTAGTGCTGTTATAGACACTAATATGTGGGCTTCTGGCACTGCTCCAGCAGCAGGCCCAGCAAACATTGTATCAACATCAGGAGTTTTAACATTTACAGAAGCGGCATCAACTGATCCAGCTTCCGATATGCTTGAAGCTATCCAAACTATTGCTGATGATCATGGATTAGATGGAAATCTTGGATTTGTAAATTCTTTTGTAGGATATTCTGCAATCAAATCTGATGCCTTAGTTGGCTCAGTAAGTCCATTATATAAAGATGATATGTTAGCTGGTTATCCTGGCTACTTCTCATCAGCACCAGATGCAACAGCAGGAACATCATTTGATGGTATGTTCGGTGATTTTAGCCGTATATTCTTCGCCTCATTTGGTCCTACTTCTATTTTGGTGGATCCTTACAGTGCTGCAACAAATAATGCAACAAGATTAGTTCTTAATCAGCATTATGATTGGGGATTAGCAAGTGGAGCTTCGTTTGTTAAATATACAGCTTTACTATAATAGTTAGGAATTAATAATTTAAAGGGGTGGTGGAATTACTGCCACCCTTTTTTTTAACTAAAAAGATATGGCAAGGAGTTATTCTATTGAAGATTCAGGTACAGCAATTTTAACAACTGCTGAGGCAAAGAAACATTTAAAGGTGGATACAACAGCGGATGATGATTATATAGACAATCTAATAAGTGCAGCAACGGAATCAGCTCAAATATTTACCAATAGATATTTTATAAATTCTACCATTATACAATATGGAGATACTTGGAGTGATATAGCTACTTTATTTAAAAGTCCTGTTTCCTCTGTTGATGAGATAACTTATTATGATAGTGATAATTCATTACAAACACTAGCTACTTCTGTTTATCTTACAGATGTGAATCATCAACCAGCAAGAATTGGATTAAAACCAAATCAATCATTTCCATCTTTAGCAGATAGAATAAGTGCAGTTATTGTAGAATATACTGTTGGTTATGGAAGTTCGGCAGCTAATGTGCCAGAAGGAATAAAAGAATCAGTGCTTTTAACTGTTGGAAATCTCTACGAGAATAGGCAGGAGGTGGTTGTAGGGCGAATAGCCACAGAACTACCAAAATCAGCTCAATATTTATTAGAGCAATTTAAGGTACAAACATGTTAATTGGAGAACTTGATAGAAGAATCTCACTTGAATATCCTGTAAGTAGTGTAAATTCTTATGGAGAAAGTGCAGTTGATTCATGGACGGAAGATAGAGAAGTTTGGGCAAAGGTGGAATGGAAAGGAGGAAGTGAGGGCGAGGATTCAGATAAGATAACAGCTACAACTAAGGTAAATTTTTATATTAGGAATTTAGACATGGATGATTTTTTAGATGGAACTAATGCCCCAACTATGAAACATAGGATTAATTTTACTCCTCAAGGAACTGCAAAATATTATTATATTCATAATATTGAACAGATAGAAGGTAGAGAAAGATTTTTAAAAATAATAACAGAGGAAAAGGACTAATGGCAAATTTTGGACAGCAATCTCAGCAAATGAAATCAGGGATAAAACTGATGGGTGCAAAGGAGATAAATGATATGTTTAAAGATTTACCTAAACAAATAAAACAATATACTGTTTGGAAAGCCCTTTGGAGAGAAGTAGGTAAAGATGCTTTAAAAGATGCAAAAAGTTTAGCTCCAAAATTAGGTGATAGTAAAAAGTCCAGTGAAATGACAGTAGTAAGAGGGGTTGTTTATCCACCAGATAAAAGTAAAAGAATAGCAAAAGGAACACTAAAAAAGAGTATAACATTTTTCACAACTAGAGATTCAAAGAATCATTTAGGATTATATTTAGGGCCAAAGGTAAAAGGAGCTTATGGAAAAAATAAAGGTGGATATTATGGTGCGTGGTTGGAGTTCGGAAATGAAACTATGCACTTTGGAAAATATACAAGTAGGGCTACAAAATTTATGGAGCCAGCATGGAGAAAAAATAGAATTAAAATGACAAGATCTGCATTTTCAAAAGCTGGGAATATAGTTGCAAAGGCAATTAAAAGGCATGAAAAGAGAATGCAGAAATTTGGAAAATGGGGATATTAAATGTTAGTAGGAAAAGCAATATATAGTTTATTAAGTGATGATACAGATGTTGATGCAATAATTTCAGATAGAATTTATCCAAATGTTGCTAAGCAATCAAGTGCATTTCCTTTTGTTGTTTATACAGTTACAGGAGATAATCCAACAGATACAAAGGATGGAGTAAGCCCATTGGATGAAAATGCAGTTCTTATTTTATGTTATAGTCAAACATATAGTCAGGCATCAGATTTGGCGGATAAAGTTAGAACAGCATTAGATAGAAAAGATGGAACTTATGAAGGAGTTAATATACAAGGAATACAATATTTAAGTTATAGTGATGATTTTGATGTGAATGATGATAATGATGGCGTTTATGTTAAATCATTAAATTTTAGAATTAGAGTAATAAACTCATGAAAAAACAAAGACACAAATTAATAAAAGATTGGGATAGTAAAAGACATGGTAAGATTATGACAAAAGGTATGTTTATGATAATTACTAGAGAATCTGAATTGGAAGAATTAATAGAGGGAGAGCATATTGTTGCTCCAAAGAAAAAAATAAAAAAAACTAAAAAAATAAAAGATAATGGCAGCATTGACATTACAACAGATAACTGAAGCAGGAGGTAGTGTAACATATTCAACTGCAAGTGCTGGGGATGGGGATACTGCTGATAATAGTGGAAGTACCTTTTTGCATATTAAAAATGGTGCAGAGGATCCTACTACAGCAACTATAACTGCTCAAACTACAAGTGTAGAAAATAGCATTTATGGAGATTTAACAAAAGCAAACGCCACCGTTACTATTGCAGCAGGGGCGGAAGCATTTATAGGACCATTTAAACCAGCAGCATTTAATTTGTCTGGTGATATTGTGATAACCTATTCATCAGTAGATACAGTAACAATTGCGGCATTATATATATAAAACAAAAATTAATTAATTAAAAAAATAGAAAGAAAATGGCAAATTTAACAACAGCATTAAACGGAACGGACATAAAGATTATGGATGCTTCCTCAGCTATTCTTGTTGCTTATGCTCAGAGTGGCACATTAAATGTTAATATGAGTACAAGAAGCATTACAAATAAAGAGAGTTCTGGGTGGGATGAAAATATGGAAGGAGTTAGAAATTGGGATATAAGTGTGGATGGTGCTTATGCATGGGTGGATACAAGTGATGCAGCATTAACTAATGGAGCAGATGATATGCTTAATTCATACATAATTACAAGAGCGCAAGTAACAGTACAATTTGGAACTGACGGCACAAGCACAGGAGATACTTATTATGAAGGAAAGGGATGGCTCACAGCTTTTAGCGTTTCAGCACCAACAGAGGATACTGCAACATATTCTATATCCATAACTGGATCTGGAGCATTGGCTCAAAATGTATCTTAAATAACCTAATACTCAATATCCCTTTCACATCCTTTTTTCAGGTGGGTTGTGTTAGGGTGAGAGTATTTTTTAAAACTTGAAAAAATGGAAAATTATACTTTTGTAGAATTAGGAGGGAAAAAATATCCAATCAAATTTGGCTTTAATGCTCTTAGAAAATACTCAATGCAAACAGGAACAACATTAGCAGATTTAAACAATATAGGAGAAAATATGAGTTTGAATGATGCTTTAATTTTGATTCATTGTGGTATTGAAGATGGACATAGGGCAGCTAAACAAAAATGCGTACTATCATTAGATGAATTAGCAGATAGTATGGATGGCGATATGGAAGGCATTGCAAGATGCATGGAAGTATTAGCTGAAATGATGGGGGGTAATAACGAAAAAAAGCAAAAGCCCAAGAAAGCAAAAAGCTAACTTGGGATAAAATTGAGGGCATTGCTTTTGGGCAAATGGGAATGAGTGTTGAGGACTTTTATGATATGATTCCAAGACACTTTTTTAATAAAATGGATGGATTCTTTCAATTAGAGCAATTAAGAGATAGAAGTGCATGGGAAAGAATAAGATGGCAAACTTGTTATTTATTAAATATCCAAATACCAAGAGGCAAACAATTAAAATTAAAAGATTTGATTCATTTTGCTTGGGAAAAGAATGATAAAAAAGCTAAAATAAATTATAAAAAATTGAAGGCGAAAGCTGAATATATAAAGAAAATGGAAGAACATGGCAAGTAAAAGTAT